TAGTAAGCTCGACGAAAAAGGGAGCTACCGCGCCGATCGTGATCCCTGCATTGATCGTATCGCTCGCGCAGAGGGAGTCCATTACCCAGCACTTTGCACCCTCTGTGTCCGTAGGGTCAGGCCAGAGGGTAGTGGTGTTGCTGGCAAAACTACCGAATTTCTGGCAAGGCTCCAGGGGCAGGTATGGCGGGGTAGCCCCCACTTCCACCGTGCTCGTGCTCATCGTCCAGGTAACATTGCCGTCAGGGTCGGGGCAGAGCGCATCGGCCAGCTTCTGCTCGATCCCCCGCAGCGTTACCTCGATCCACCGCGTTACGACATCATCCGGCTTGCCTGCCTGCTTGATCAGCGGCTTGGCGGCTACCAGCCCTTCTAGCCAGGTGTTCCCGTCCACCACCAGTGTCATCGTACTGTTCAGTTGCACAGCGTTGTTGTCATCGTCAGCTTCGTTGCCGTAGATATCAATGTCGTGAAGGATTTGCACCGCGCCACTCGTGATCGTCCGAAACGACTGGGCCAGCTTCGGCACCGTAACTTCCACGGCAGCAGAGCAGCCAGACGCACCACCGCTCTTGTTGTATGTCGGGTTAGCGAATGTAGCGATGATGCTCACGTCAGCACCCTCGTAGCGGCAGTGAGGGCAAAGTCCAGGTCAGAGCTGCCCCGTGTCATTTTCCGCGCGGCGAGTTTGTCCGGGGGGATTGCTAGCAGGCTACCCGTGTAGTCCTTGTACACGGAATCGAGCGTCAGGTCTGGCACGTCCGTTTGCGCCAGGTCTTCGATGAACAGCTCGGCGGTATCCTCCAGCCACTTAGCCAGCAGGTGGAGAGTGGGCATCCCTTTACTGTCCGAGTCGAAATAGCCTTTTAGCTGCAGGGATATTTTCAGCTTCGTAGGCGTGCTTTGGGAACTGTCACGCTGCTTGAGCTTGTTCCCTACCGTGCGCACGAGACCAGCTCCCGGCTGGCTAGGCGCGAACTTGAGGGGGCTTAGCAGGGTCACGTTGCGCAGGAAGTTAAGGAACTTCCCCGTGGTTGTATACCCGCTGATGGTAGCCCTGATCCAGTATGCCTCCACGCTATCCACTGTCGTCTTGGCCCAGGCGCTCCCCCCGGAGACCGGCGGGTCTTGCCAGGCCAGGTAACCATCCTGGGTGACATCAGACGTGGAATCATGGAACGGGTTGTTTACATCGAACGCAGTCCAGGCCGCGCCGTTCCAATACTCCCAGGTGAGGCCAGTGACTACCGGCACCACCGAGCCTACACGGAAGCCCATGCTCATGAACTTAGCAGCGGAGCCGAAGTACAGCACGTGGGTAGCTGCTCCCCACAGGTCAGCTTCCGTCCCGTCCGTGGCATGTACCTCAGCGTCGTAGTCATCGAACGTCGCGCCGTTATACCGGCGGCAGTACTCGGGGTAGCCGTCAGTCTGGGTGATCCTTGCGTAGCGCCTGGTGCTCATGCTAGTGCCAGCCCCTCAAGCTGATCGGCCACACCGTCCGCAGTGAAGCCCTGTGCTGTGCGTGAGGCGGCAGCTGCGGTCATCGCTAGCTGCGCCTTGGTGGCCTTTAGGAGTTCGGTCATCAGCCGCGCTGCATTAATATCACTCGTGTACACCGGGTGCTGCGCAGAGTCCCCGCGCTGGCGTCCCCCGCCGCCCCCGCCGAAGATACCCCCGAGCAGGCTACCCGCGATCCCCCCAAGGAACCCACCGAATGGCCCTATGCTTGCGAATACTTGGGAGAACAGCTGGCTCATCTGTTGCTGCAAGGCATCGGCTACCCCGCTCCAATCACCTGACTGGAACGCGTCCCCTACCTGCCTACCAAAGGACTCAGAGAATAGGTTAGCGAGGTCGAATCCCTTCTTCTTCATGCTGGTCTCAGCTGCTTCACCGCCACCGGCGGCGCTATCCGTCCCTCAACCACCGGGGCCGCATTCATCGTCACCGCCCATCCCCTTGACTGTCCAACCAAGCCCAGCGCCGGGGAGCAGTGATCCCGGATCCTCGCGTGTCTGGCCGGTGGGCATATACTTTTCAGAGTCAATTCCTTCGTTAGTATCAAACCAATGTTTCGCACCCAAACTGGGTTGTCCTTTGACTCAACCATCCCCGACACAAGGCACTAATTCTTGATACTCATACTGTGTACCGCCACTGCCAGAATAGCCGCCAGCCCATGTGCCGCCTGTTCCCTGGCCGCGCATCGCATCGGCAAACTGGGCATTAGTTAGCGCACCTGCCCCGTCAGCAATCGTGCCACCAAACAGGCCGGGCATACTACCGCCCCCGGACTTAGCGTACTCATTGAACTTGTCCCACACCGAACGGTTATCACGGTTGTATGCACCATCGAGGGCAGCGTAGCCCGTCTCCTGCGGAGAGGCGAACCCGGCAGTAATCGCCTGACGGTCGATGAACTCCTGCATCCCCGACGTGTTGATGTTCACGTCGATGTTGACCACCGTGCCATCGACGGCGAAGAGGGCGCTCTGGATGGCGAATATCTGGCTGAGGGCGCTCTGCATTTCGCCGGTGACTTCGGTTCCCATTTGGGCAACCTGCTCCTCTACTAGGTCGCTATACTCAACCGTGACGGCAAGGATGGCCTTCCACATATCCGGCCAGATCGAGGAACCGACAACCTCCTTGTCGACCATGCCGAATAGCTTGAGTACCGCGCTACCGAACTTGCCTAACTTCTTGACAACCTCAGCTCCCAGGTTCTTTACCGTAGTCCAGATGCCATCCCACATGTCATTCCAGAACTGACTTACATCTTTTTTCAGTGTCTCAAAGGTCTTCGTAAAGATGGGCCATACGCCTTCCCACCACTCCACGACTGCATCCCAGATATCAGCAGCGGTTTGTTTGATCGTGTTCCAGGCTCCCTCCCAATCACCAATGAATATCTGCATCCCTACAGTGAGGATGCCGGAAATGATCTCCCACCCGACTTTGATTATGAGCTTGATGTTCTCCCATACAATCTTGAGTGCACCCACCAAGCCGTCCCACAGCAGTTTGAAACCTGAAGCAAAAGCAGGCCCCCATGCATCCCACCATGCCTTAATCTTATCTCCGACCTTCTTAACAACCTCCTGGATCAGTGGCCAGTTTTCCTTAAACCAGTCGATCACCGGCTGCATCAATTCCATTATCTCAGCGCTAACAACCTGCCAGATCTCCCGCGCCTTCATCTTCACCTTGTCCCATATCTCTATCAGCTTCCCAGATACCTCTGCCCAGGTCTCGCGGAACTTCAAGGCCATCTCTTCAGCCTTGGTGTACTCGGCGACCTGTGGGCCAAGAAAGTTGTCGCCTTCGGGAAGTGCACTTGGCATGATCTCACCCTTGCCGAATGCCAACTTGAGCCCTTCCCATACTGTCTGTACTTTGAGTATCCGTTGCTGAGCTTCCGTCATTGGCCCTACAAACTCGTTCATGTCAGGGCCAGTAAAAGCCTTCCAAATATCCTGAACCGTCTGCATGGCCTTGCCGACCACTGGGAAGTTAGTAAGCGCCCAGTCCTTGACTGTGTCCCAGTTGCTAATGAGCAGCGTTACACCCACCACGATAGCCGCGATAGCCCAACCCCAGGGGCCACTCATGGCAGTTACAGCTGCGCCGATCACAGGGCCGATAGTACCGATCGCGCTCACCAGGCTGCCGATGATCATCAGGGCGGGGCCGATGGCGGCAGCGGCAGCGGCAATGGTTACACCGAGCCTGAGCATCTTCGGGTCGGCCTCAGTGATCTTCTGGATCACCGGGACGAGTGACTTGACGAGATCTGTGAACAGATCCAGCAGGCCGGAGTCACTGATCGCCAGGTATAGCCCTTCGATGGCACTCTTCATCCGCTCCCACGGCGTCATCATCTCTTCGGCAATCCGGTTAGCTTCACCCCCAGATTCACCTAGATCATCTGTTAGTTGCTGCAAGGCGTCCGAGCCTTGGGCAAGTAGCGCGGCCATCCCCGGCCCGGCACGCTGCCCGAATATCTGGATCAGGTCGGCTGTCTTTTGGGCATCTGTCATTCCCTCCATGCCTATTTCGAGTTGCTTTAGCATCTCGGGTAGGCTGACCATCTCCCCGGCAGCATCGAACACAGAGAGCCCCAAGCGATCCATTGCGGTCGCAGCGGCATCAGACGGGTTGAGGATAGAGCTGATCGCCTGCCTGAGCGTAGTACCAGCCATCGAGCCCTGGATACCGGCGTTCCCCAGCATACCTACAGCAGCGGCAGTCCCTTCGATGGATAGGCCCACGCTAGCCGCAACCGGAGCGACGTACTTCATTGCCTCGCCGAGTTGTACCAAGTCGGTGTTGGTGCTCGTGAAGGTCTTCGCCAGTACGTCGGCAACGTCGTTCATTTGCGTAGCTTCCAGGTTGAAGCCAGTGAGGATGTTGCTTGAAATGTCGGCAGCTTGCCCTAGGTCTAGTTGACCCGCAGCAGCCAAGGATAGCGCACCTGGCATTGCGCCTAGAATCTCGTTTGTCTTGAACCCGGCCATAGCAAGGAAGCTCTGGGCTTCCGCTGACTGGGTGGCGGTGAACACCGTAGTAGAGCCAAGCTCCTTAGCCTGGCCACGCAGCTTGGCAAACTCATCAGCCGTCGCACCCGTGAGCGCCTTGACCTTGCGCATCCCCTTGTCGAACATCATCCCGGTGCGAATGATCGCAGTGCCGATCCCCACGATAGGCAGCGTTAGGCCCATCGTCATCTTCTTACCGACGCCGGTCATCTGCTGGCCGGTCTTCTGCCACTTTGCCCCCATGCTGGCCGCTGCACCACCCGCGTTACCTGCGTTACTTGCGGCCTTGTTCAGCCCCGGCGTGAGCTGGTCCTTCAACTGAAGGATTACTTCCAGCGTCTGTGCATCAGTGATCATGCTTTCATCTGCTCACGTTGGCGCTCCATCTCTTCGGCCTCGTGCTTGCCCACCTCACGCTCCGCAATGCCCATCGCGGCGATGTACCAGGCTGGCTGGTCGGCGATCCCACCGGCGAGAAATAGGAACCCGGCACGGTAGCTGCGGTGGAGGGAAGCGACCTCACGGGCAAACGCTGTAACGTCATGCCAGGGGCAATGCTCACTAAGGATCGTCTCAACTTCATCTCCAACCCTCCGCTCACCGAGCTTCATGTACCCCTTAAGGCAACCTAGCTTGCAGACTAATTCGGCTTTGTAGTCCCCGACGCACCCGTCACACTCTTTGGCGTACTGGTGGGCGAGGTAGAGGTAAAAACCACGGCCTCTTCCTCCTCCTCGGTGACGGTGCTGTCGTCCTTGATGACCTGGAGCAGTTCCAGTAGTAAGTGCTGGGGTAGCCGGTTAGCGCATTTCTCTGTCAGGATGCGGCTCTGGGTACTAGGTGACTTAGTGAACTTAAGCTCGATCTTGTCGCCGTCTTCATCGACAGCACCATCAAGGCGCACGAGGAGCGTCTTGGCCAGGTCGATCATTGCCGCCTGGCCGGAGATAGTCTCCTGACCACCGATGTACAGTTTCTCCCGGCTGTTCATCGCGCGCAGGGCGAAGTGGGCAGTGGGCTCCCAGTTAAACAGCAGGGCGAACTCTTCTAGCTGGTCGAGGTCAGTGAACGCTCCCCAGCACACTCCGATCAGCCCGGCCTTAGCCGAATCGTTACCGAGCCGCTTAAGCTCTTCGTAGAAGCCGCGGTCGTCCTGCGCCTCGAACCGGCATACCTCGTTCAGGTTATCCAGCAGGTCAGTACTCGTAGCCGCGAACCCTTTCAGCCGCGCGTGGAAGGCCGTGAAGTCCGGCTTCGCCTGCTCCCAGAGGTACTCCGGGATCGTGTACCGGGCTGGGCGCATCTCGCCTGTCATCTTCGCCGGCAGATTGTTCTTGTACTTGCCCATCGTCCATTGCTCCGAAAGTGTGATTACATTGCGGCCTGTCCTGGCCAGGGTTCTCTAGGTGTATGTGATCTTGAGTTGCTGATCCGCGCTCGCCTTGCTCTCGATCAGCTTCATCTCAGTTACGTAGCGCTTGTTGTCCACGCTCCAGACAGGCACCTCGCGGAAGTAGGTGTCGACGTCAAACGTGATGATGTTCCCAGCCACCGAGCCAACCACAGCATTCACAGCCAACTTGGTCTCGCTGGTGAACTTGTCCATCATGTCGAACGTGGCCACCAGCTCGGATAGCACTGTCGCGTCTACTTCAACATGGAAGTCAACCAGCTCCGGGGCGTCCACTGCATGGGCAGCTGTCAGGTCGCCATCGGGTGCCGTGGTCTCGCCAACGATGGCGATCCGCATTCCCTTGAAGTTGAACGCCTGGCCACCAACGGTTACCGTTAGCGCCTTGCAGACAGGAGCCCTGGCGGCAGTGCCTAGTGCAGCAGACCCGACGGCATCCGTAGGCGCTTCATAGAGGCCGTCCAGGTTGAAGTTCTCCGCCACAGGCTTACCCGGTTCCAGCACCCATTCCAGCAAGCCGCAAACAGCGCTATTGCAGGCATGCAGCAGGGTGTTACCGAGGTACAGGTCAACGTCCATCGGTGTAGCTTCCAGTGGGCTAGCGTGCCGCTCATAGGTAACACTCACACCCGCAGAGATAGCGCCCTTCATCGCAGCAGCAGCGAACAGCGCATCGATAGGTGGACCAGTGCCAGCCGTGCCACTACCCGCCATACGCAGCGTACCTTTGGCGCTCGCGTGAACCATCCCTACCTGCGGGATCTCACGCGAGGACTGGGGTGTCTGGGCCAGGTTGTCATGCATCTCGGAGTGGATCGTTACCTCTCCGCCTTCAACCCGGAGTTGGTTGCTACCAAACTCAAGGCGGTCTAGTACCTGTTTCTGGCTCATTTAGTTTTCCTCCTTCAACTTTGCGAGCGCATCCTTACGCGCGTAGTAACCCATCACCCGCCACTTGGCATAGCCGACCTGCTCGATACAGGCCTCGGCGTCCTTCTTGGTGTATGGCGGGGGGATCGTTCCGAGGGGCTGCTCAGGCTTTACAGCCTTGGCTTTCACTTTCGGCTCTGCCGCCCTTGTCTCACGTCCCTCTGCGGCCTTAGCTGGCCTGGTCTCCCTGTTCTCTGCTTTCGGATCAGTCATAAACCCTCCTAGCGATCTATGTGGTACTCGATCAGCACCGCCCGGATACGAACCTTGTTAGGCCCCGCTTTCCAGAGCAGGGCACCCGTGCTTGGCAGTGTGTCTACCAAGTCGGCCTTGTCGTTTAGGTTATCTGCACAAGCACCTTCCAGCACTGTAATTAACGCATCTTCAATATCCCTCGCCGCACCCTCCTGGTCATGCCCGTACATCAGCCATAGCTCAATCTCCATGGCAATGAGGATGGTGGCGGTAACGCTCCGATCAGGCTCCCGCTCCTTGCCATCGATCACCAGCAGGCACGGGTACTTGTCAGGGGGGATATCGGTCATCGGGCGCGGCCCGTCATAGACCGCCTTGAGCGCAGTGACCTCAGTCTCGATCCGGCTGATCAACTCCGCGACCGCCTCTCTACGCGCGCTGTTAGCCATGGAAGCCGACCCTCCGTTTGAGGATGCTGACTAGCTTCTTAGCCTCTGTGCCTAGGGGCGTGCTCATGAACTTGGTTGCCTTGAGGTGCTTCGTGCCGTACTCCTGGTACCTGGCATAGTCCATCTTGTTGCGCAAACCTGATATGAAGTTGGTGCCTTCTATCCTGTCAAAGCCTTCAATGGATCGAACCAGGTCACCACTCACCCGGTTAAGGACGCTGGGGTAGAACCGCACCGCTTCAGTCTGGGCACGGATCGGGAATCTCACCATCTCCCCGGCGATCTCTTTGCGGTTGTCCTTACCGGCCTTTACGAGGATGGCCTTGAGCTTGTCACCTAACTTGTCTAGCTCTACTGTGATCTTGGCAGGGCTCACAGGATCACCCGCGCGTAGTTGAGGAATACCCGCTTGATCTCATCGGGCAGGCCATCCTTGCCACGGTCGAGCTTCAGGCTCACTTCACCGAAGCCGATAGCATTCAAGCCCAGCCTACCCGCTCCTTCGTGGGTGCCGTCTTTCAGGCTCAAAGCGGCGAGCTTAGCTATCGCGTATTCCAGGTCTTCAGGTACATCAAAGCCTGACGGGGTGGTGATCCCAAAGCTGATGTCAGTTGGCACAATCGGGGTAGGGGCCATCGTAGCCCCCGCATCATCGCTAGTGATATTGTCACTAGTGTTGATCAGGCCTGTGCCGCCCAGCGTCCCTGTGATCGTGTTAGTAGCTATGCTGGCTGAGGTAACCGTGATGGTTCCCCCAGTGTTAGCCTGGGTTAGCACGTCCCCTACAGCAGGCGCCGTGGTCAGGGAATCAACCGTGATCGTAATGCTCTGCTCGTCCCATCCCGTGTTGTCGTAGCCAGCGGTGTACGTCAGCTTGATCCCTCTATCGTAGGTTGCAGGCCAAACGGAATAGTCCGCGTTCGACTCCTCACCGAGCATGGGGTAGACCACCTCCAGCCCGTCAATCACTTCAAAGTAGCTGAGCGTCTCGGCGGTCCAGGCGTCCCCGTCCCAGAACGAGACGGCAGATAGCGCAGTTACCGGGAAGTGCTCCGGGTAGAGCAGGTTGGTGTCACTCCCCGTGTACCGTTCATCCGTGTACGTAGCCTGGATTAAAGCTCGGCCTACTTCACTCTGCGCACGCTTCGTAGCAGCCTTGAGCGCTTCCTTAAGGATGGCGTCCCACGAGGTATCCGTGATCCCCGTGAGGAGCTTTGACTTAAGCAGGCTGAGCCGGGCAAGGGATGACACTAGGCCACCCCCTGCTCGACCCACGCTGTATGGAGGCCACGCATCTGGATTACGGATTGACAGCGTTGCCCGGAGGCTGGCTGGCGACGTTCTTGATGGCACTCATCGAGATTGGCGTGCCGTTGGTGTGGACGCCCGTCATGGTAGCCACGGCTTTAACGTACCGCAGATTCCCCTTGTACCCAAGGGAGTACACCGCGTCATCATCAGCGGCAGCGTCGACAAGCCCGAATTGGTTAGTGGTATTGCCGATCACGTCATCAGCCGCCACGTCGGTAAATAACCCACCGCTGGAATCGCACTCGGTCAGCTTGCAGTCCCACTTCAACGCGCCGCTAAGCGTGTCCCCGGACTCACCAAAATTCACGGAGAGCATGACGCCCTCACAACCTGCCAGGTCGACCTCAGCACTGGTCTGCGTCGCTGAAGCATTGACTGGATCAAGGATTTGCTCATTCTTGATCGTGTTAAATACATCTCTGAGAAGACTCATACTTTGCTCCTTTGCACTCGTTCATGGAGGCACTGGGTAGCGCCTTAAGCCTTAGGGCTTAGCCCATCTTGAGCATCTTGATTGCCGCGTCATCAGCCACGAAACCGTCATAGCGGGTTCGCCACAGGAACTCCACATTGGGCTTGTTGGAGTACGGGTCGCGGGTAAGCTCGATGCCGTCACGCAGGGTCACGAAGTACCCCTTGTCGAAGTCACCGAAGTAGACGGCAAGGTTGTTCTGGGTGCCATCATCAGCGATGCTCTCGCAAACCTTGAACGGCTTGCCAGCGATAGCTTCAGGTACACCATCGCGCAAACTGACAGGCAGCAAGAATGCCTCATTCGCAGTACCGCCACCGGCGGCTGTCAGACCCGAACGCAGGCTCAGTGCGTTGTACAGCACCGTGCTGTTGAACAGGAAGGTGCCATTCTTCCGGAACCTGGAGTTCAACGTAGTCAGGAGCTTGTAGAAGTCCTCACCACTGACCTTGTGGCTGGTCGTGTTAGTGCCAGTCACGGTGACGATGCTGCCATTGGTGGCAATACCCTCAGGCTCACCAACGTCAGTACCGAGGATGAACTTACTGCCCATCAGGTACTGGATAGCCTCAACCGCATCTTCAACCACCATGCGCTCAGCTTCAGCCACGTCTCGCAGGAAGTCGATACTCGATTCCGTTTCAACCGATGCAGGATGCACGGTGCGAGTTACAAACCCGTAGGCACTGGAACTCTTGGTAGGCCTGGCCTTCTCCCCAGTCTTCTGAGCAGTCGGGCCGCTCGTGCGCTTGGGTAGCGTGATGCTGTTGCCCTTGGTCAGGGTGAAGACACGGGCTACCTCTAGCACTGGATCGATGTCAACTAGGTTCTTCACCATGTCCAGCTCAATCGGCTGGGGAACAAGGAAGCCACCCTCCGTGCCTGTGCCCTCCGATAGTGCGCGGGTCTGAGCACCTTCCATGAAGCGCTTGCCCTCAACACGCATCTCGCCAAACCGGACGAAAGATTCCCAGTCGTCACGTTCAGCTTTCTCCGCAACACCGAACGTGCTGGCCTCAAGACCTCCACGCTTGAGTAACTCAAGGTTGGTGTTGATCTCATCGATCCGGGTCAGGAGATCCTCGTCTGATTCCTCACGCTCCTTGGCGATCCGTGCTTCCTGCTCCTTGAGCATTGCAGGCACGAGGTCGTCCTTAATCTTCGCTTCGCGCTCCTTCAGATCACTACGGATATCAGCGGTTGCTGTGTCCATAATGGAACGCGCCTCAGCGACGATTTCCGTTCGCACCTCCTTCAGGTGGGCGGATGCTTCGCGAACTTCCTCAGTTGCGGTCTGTAGTAACTTCTCAGCTTCAGTCATAATTAGCTCCTTATGAGTTTTCTGGTCGTCTCTCTCAATGTCTCTGCCAGCGAGTGCAGTTGCGCCTCGTCCGGTGTGGTAGCGCCTTGAGTAGCTCTCGCCGCCTCAAGTGCCGGTGTCTTTACTCCCATTGTTGTTAGGCAGGACACGATGAAGTCCCGCCCATCTGTGGTGCCCAGGTAGCTGCGCACTTGGTTCTGTGCCGAGCTACGCATCTCATCTACACCAGCACTGGGGCCAGCCTGCCAGTCGGGCGGCGTAACGCTGTACTCCCAGAGCCGGATTTCCTTGTGGTGGGAAGGTTCATCCTCTGATTCAAGGGTCGTCACCGGGTTAAAGCCGATAGAAAGCCCTACGCGCCGGTTCACTTCCTTGGCGAGCAGCATGAAGCCCCAGGTGGAACGTGCCAGTTCGTTGTTCTTAATGTCGAGCTTGGCAGTCACCAAGAGGCCACGGTCGTTCTCTTCCGCGCTCTGGCCCATGCCGATAGGGGGATGGTCCAGACCCCACGGCTCACCGTGCAGCCAAAGGACGGGAACCTTGCCATCGTTGTGCTTGAGGGTCTGGGTGAACGCACCGGGGTCAACAATCTCGTTATAGGACTCGATCAGCTCATTGAACACTGATGCATAGCCTGTGAAGATGCCGCTCGATGTGCCGATCTCCCTGATCTCAAACCCGGTTGTATGGTGCCTCATATCCTCGTGTCCCATATCTCCCTCCTATACCGGCGTATCGCCCGGCAGCAGTAACACCATGTTGCAGCGGCAGTTGCATACCCAGCCCGCTGGCCCGTTGATCATCGGCCCGTCCGCATAGCCCCGCCAACCACCAGGGCCACAGTCAAACTGATCCCTGGCGTTCACCGTGGCACCGTCCATTGCCATGTGGTCATAGCCGCTCTCCGTCCCGCGCACCTTGCTATCCCTGGCAGTAACCCACTCCTTTTCGAGCGTCTCCCCCAGGTGGTCCTCAAGTTGCGTGAATCCTTCATTCGTTGCTAGGTTATCCGCGCGCCCTACTTCAGTCCGGGCAATGGTATTCAGGCGTGCCTTGCTTGGATCCTTATCCCCGGTAGGAACGCCGAGCTTCTCGTATACGCCGCCGATCTTCTTTCGTAACTCGGGGTGGGATAGCCCCGCGTTGGCATCGAGGACGGCCTTGATCTCGTTAGCCGTTGTTTGGTTGATCAGTACGCTACGCTCGGCCAGGTCGTTAGCCAGGAACTCTTTCACCCCTGGGCGCTCGATATCAAAGAGCAGGCCATCCTTGACATACTCGTCAATGGCCTCCTGGCCTAGCTCGATTACGAGGCCAATCTGTAGGGGCTCGACCGCCTTCTTGAACTCGATCAGCTCTAGCGGCGGGTCGAAGATGTCCTCGGGCGGGGCGTCCGCTGGTGGGGCGGCGCGTTGCTTAGGCTTGCCGGGCAGCTTACGGAGGCCCAGCTTGTCGATCACCCGTTCCTGCTGCGCGGTGAAGTACCCGGTCAGGGCATCCTCGTATTTCACCTGCCACGGTTCGCGCAGGTCGTCATGCTTGGCGATGAAGGCAGCACGCGTCTCCAGGGTGGGAAACTTGCTGCGTGGGTCGAAGGTGGGCTCATCAACACTGCGCGCTGGTAATGCCCGTACTTCCTTCACAGGTAAACTTGCTCGTTCATCATCTCGCTGCTCGGGCTGCAACGGCTTGATGCTCCCCGGCATTCGCAGGTACAGCTCGTCCGCCATCGCATCGGGGTGGGGCTCCAATGGGTTCGGCATCCGCTCCCGCTTCTCATTAGGGGTCAGCCAGTCCGCTGCTTTCAGCGCTTCGATCTTCTCTTTCTCGTTCTTCTGGAGGCAGCTGATCCCGCTTGTGTCGAGCGTGATCTCTACATCCTCCATCCCCATCATCTTGATCAGCGCCCCGCCAAGTTCATCAACGAAGAGCCGCATCAGGGGGATCACCGTCCCCTCATAGAAGTCCCGCTCCGCTGCCTCCATGTTGGAGTACGTCCGGTTCTGGGGATCGCCGAGCAGAACGCTAGGTACACCCATCACGGCGCATATCTGGCGGAAGGTCTCACGCTGACCGCTCTCCCAGTTCAACTCCTTCGGGCTGTGCCCAAGCTGGCTAAACGAGCTGGAGTCGGCGTTCATGATCATCAGCTTGCCAGCGTTCTCAGCACCGATGTACTGGTCGCGGTACTCCTTCTGGATACGCTTGCGTTCGGTAGGGCTAGGCTTGCCGGTTACCGTCAGCAGGCCGGATGGGACAGCATTGTTCTTGAGCAGGCTGAAGTTCCAGGCCTGGGCAGCGTTGTTGATATCGATTGAATATGGTGCACCGTTCAGTGGTGAGAGCCCCCCGAACTCATCTTCGGGGTCTTCGAAGCGGGTGGTGATTAGCTCCTCTGGGTTAAGCTCTTCCTTCTTGCCGTCTGGCCAGTGGATGAGGTACTTTGTGATGTCGTAACGGTCATGCTTGATTTCCACATAGTCCGGCCTGACGAGGTAGAGCCGGGAGCCGCCCTTCACCCGCTTGCGCCCGGCACGCTCTTCGTGGCCAACATTCATCGGGCGCATAAAGCTGATCCCACCCAGGTACATACTCAGCACCCAGCGCTGCCTTAACGCACGCATGGACTGGTGCGGGTTAGGTTGTTTCAGTAGGTCGGCCAGGGGCTTTAGGTCGCTGGGAATCTCTCGCAGCGGTACTGCATCGCCGTCCTTGCTCAGGCCGAGCCCGATAGCACAAACCGCGCTCATGATCTTGGCGGTACAGGAATGGACAGCGGGGTTACGCTTGTACCCCTCAGTTACGAAGTCCTTGTAGCGCCAGGTATGGCTTGCCCCGATCAGGTTCCCTACCGAGATGATGGTGCCCACGTCGCGCGTGAGTAGCCCGGCCAGGCCATAGCGTAGCCGTGTGAACAGGCCGTTCATCGCCTGCCCCTGTAGGGGTTGGTGGTCTCGCTGTGCACGTTTGAAGTGTAATGAGGACAGGCAGCAGGGCAGGGCAATAACTGTGTATGCGGGCAGGGAGTGCTAGTCTCAAATATCAACAAGTGCGACGTTTGTATGTGGAACCATGGAGAGAACAGGTGTTTCGCGCTAAATCATGTCGCGGGATATGTCCACAAAGTATGTCCGGCTGGTTTACCTTGACCGGCCGAATATGTGAAAAGCGCATTCGTGACACCAAGGCGCGCATTTAGTCCTCATTTTCGTTTTCCTCACCGTAGTTCCCATCATCGAAGTCAACCGCCCAGTCGTCCAGGCTCATGCCTAGCTCGCCATGGATTCCATAGCGCCCGGCGTCCGGGGCGTGGTCGTCCTTCTTGACGGGCTTCTCATCCTGGGTCTTATCGCTCGTCCGGTAAAGGGGCATGTACTTGATCAGGTTCTCGCAGTGTTCCCTGTCGATCATCAGGGCACCCTCTCGTTCCAGCAGGCCGCGCACCGTGACAATGCCATCGTTGACAGCGTTGAGCTTCGCCCCACTGGCGCAGGTGTTCTTGCAGTAGATACCGAGCCGCTCCCACTCCTCGATGCTGGCAGGCTCAGAGGGATCGCAGTACGCCGCGTTGAACTTCTCATCGCGCCCCACGTCGACGCCGTACTCAGCTAGCTTGGCAAGGACACGCTTAGCCAGGTCGACCGGCGTCATGCCAGGGCCGTATATCTCATCGAAGACGCGGCAGGTGTCGCCCCCACCGAACTGCATGAACTCTACACAGGCCGGGTTGGTGAAACCCCAGTCCACCCCAAGGGTAACCTGGCGCTCGGGCATGTATGGCACTACCCCGGTGTGCTTCTCGATACTGAAGCCGGGGTAGATCGATCCCGCCATTGCCAGGAAGTCGGCGAGGTACTCCTGACGGAAGATGTCGTAGTTCCCGGTGCGCCGGTACATCGCTTCGATCCGGGCTATCTCCCCCTCAGGCAGGTATGGATTATCGTAGCTAGTCCACTTGTTCGTAAAGTACAGCGGGTCGCCTGCCTCCGTCTGTGCAGTCCAGTCCGTGTGTGTATCGAAGAGGTGGTTAAGCCCGTTAGGCGTTGTGGAATAGCCAAGGATGCCCTGGCAGTCTGCTAGCGGGGGGATGAAGTACTCCTTAAGGACATCCTTCCCGAAGGCGTACTCATCAGCGATCGTCATCACGAGGCCGGGACCGCGCAAGCTCGTGGGGTCTTTGGTGGTCTTGCCCTCGACACGGGAGTGCCAGGGCATTTCGATGTACCGCTCACGTACCGCTTTGTGGAGGGGCTCGTAACCGAACATCCGCTGGTCGACTATCCAGCGCCACATCAGGCCGAAGATGTTATCCGTGATATCACTTTCCGGGGCAGCGATCAGCACCCGCCGTTGGGTCAGGTGGCCAATGGGCCCGAAGCCCATCTCCGTCGATCCCTCAGTAGCCCAGGCCTCGCTCTTCCCCCCGCGCCTACCGGCCACGCTGCCGATGAACCGAGCGCCCCGCGTGATGGCGTTGTGGATGGGACGCTGCTCTGAATGGGGAACATAGTCAACCTGCCGCCAGATACGGTTGCGCATCGCCAGCCGCCTGACCATCGGGCGTAGCGTTGGCTGTGGTACTACTAGCTGAGCCCCAGAAGAAGCCACTATGCGCCCTTAGTCACGCGCTCAAACTCGGCCTCAGCTTCAACTATCTCTAACTTGATCTGCTCTGCTGGTGCCTGTGCACGGGAGACTTCTAGCCGCTGCGGAATCTGGTCGGGGTGGAGGATCGCGGTTATCCGTGCATCAGCGGTGTTCAGCTTGACCAGGGCTTCGATATCCAGGGCGTCAACCATGTCGGGATCAGCGTTCAGCTTCCTTATCGCGGCAAGGTTCAAGGCCATCACACACTGCTGGAACGACCGGTGGTTAAGTCTCGCCTTGTCGACTGCCTTCTCCCCCGCACTCCGGTTCTTCGTGTCCTGCTCGACAACCTCAAGCGCCTGGTCAGCATCAGCCTGGTTGGCACGCTCTACCCAGTCCTCGTTGTCCCGGTAGCCCCTGACGGTTTTACGGGTGAGCTTGGCCTTCTTAGCAGCCACCGTGAGGTTCCGCCCGTTGAGCCGCCAGTACTCGTACAGCTCCTTGTGCTTGAGGTGTTTCATGGTGTATATCCTTTCCGGTACAGCTTGCATGGCAACAGCTCCCACGCCACAAGCGCCAACTTGGTAGCTTCCATGGGTGTTTTCCCGTCACGTACAATCGCCGGTTCGCGCTGTGGCCTGTGCATAGGTTCGCCGTGCTCGATCTCCCACAGGTAGGCGCGGTAGCACTGGTCTAGTGCTGACCAACCCACCTCAATCAGGCTCATCGGGTAGAGGTCGTCTGACCGCTCGTTTGGTTCTTGCTCACTCACTGGCATAGTTGCTCCTGGATAACACTGCCAGGGTACGTATCCGGGGTGGATACCGGTGGGTAATTCCGTTCTCGATGTGCCATTATTACTAGCGAAAACAAGTATCCGGAGTGGGTAATTTCTACCCGGTGGTATGCTTACGGTCATGCTCCCAGATTTCAAGAAGGTGATGCATCTGAAGACATGGCATTTGATGGTCATTGTGGCAGCAGGCACACTCCTGACCGGTTTACATGTCCTCTACCAATCGATCCTTGAGGAGGTACCACCATCAACTCTCGTTGTACCTGCGGCAGTAACAATATTCGCCCTAGCTCTTGTTATCGCTATCGAGGTTGTCAAGAGGCTCCAACTTAACAACCTAAAGCATATTGATCCGGAGCAGCAAGGCGTACTCCAGCGTGCCGTCCAAGGAAATACACGTACCGTCAATGCAAGCTCCACTGACCCCGGTTGACAAGGACGGCATGATGGTAGGATTCGCCGCAGGAAGCCATGACTTCGATAATGAAAGAAAAAAGTGCTTTACCCTTAAGGATCATCCCATTCGGTGTCGCGCTGAACCCACCCACGCCGTCATCCACTGGTCATAAGCCGCCCCTCATACGTCGCGCACGTCTCATCCTGCCCGACTCGCCGCGCGTAGCCCATCACGAGTTGAGCCCACACCCGCCTGGATGCTACCACCCCTGCTGGCACTAGCACCTCGTGGTAGAGCTTCCCTGCACTCACCCCCCGAGGGATACCCACCACCTGCTGCTCCGCTACTTCCCCCGTGTCTATCCCCTCATCCGCCCAGAACCACGTCACCCCCGTGAATGCTTCCCCCGCCGCTAAGGTTTGCTTAACAGCGTCTACCCCACGGTGCCTGGGTAGTAACGAGGGGTGGAAGATCAGCGTCCCCATCCGTGGTGCTTGGAGGTCATCTTGCTTGAGAATCCTTGTGAGCCGCGGAGCGATCGCCACGTCAGCATCGCCCGGTTGCCGTACTGGGATGCCACCGTTCCCCTTGGCCACCCCGTCACACTGCTCAACAAAGCTCCCGCCATCCCCCTCGTAGAGGTAGTAGCGGAGTAGCCCTTTCCCGTCCTTGTCGAATGCGTAGAAGTTGATCATGCCACTGCTCCCTTCCCGACATAGCGGAAGCTCTGGATTGCGCGTAAGTGGCCACCGTAGGATGACCGCGTTGATAGCCTGCCACCCTTCGTCACAAGCTTACGCTTCTCGCCTGTCAGCCTCGCCGCGATCTGCCGCCAGCCCTTGCGTCTCCTAAGTGCTGCCGCCAGCCCCGGATGTGAAGTCTGGATGATGCTCGTCATCGGTTTGCTATAGCGATTCTCACCTTCCAGCCATAGCCCAGCGACCGCATCGAGGAAGCGTAGCCCGACCCCCGCCCCTTGCCATTCGGGCATGACGACAAGGCGGCACATCCGCGCTGACTTGAGGTGCGTGGTTGTTGCCACTGCAACGCATGATTCACCTCACTAGATTGTACATTTCCTGACCACCGCCATGCTGCGCTCTTCCTCCCGCGGACTTGCATCGAGGAAGCTGAACGTTGGCCCATGCCAGTGCATCTTCGCGTAAACACCCCTGCCCCCGTCACTCTGGCGGCTCGCCATGATGTTGAGCCTGGCCTCCCCGAGCATGCCGGGTGCTGGCTTGTCCCCTATGTGCTCCACCCCGAGGATGATGTTGGCGTGCTGGGCAATCGCCCCGGACTCGCGCAGGTCCCCCGTCGTAGCATGGCCACGCTGCTGGGCTGCTTTGCTGTACTGGGAGAGCGCGATCACGGGTACGCGGAGGTCCTGGGCCAGCGTCTTGAGCCCCCAGGCGATCCCGCCCACCTGGGTAGCGCGGTTCTCCTTTGCGTCACTTGGCGTCACTAGCTGCAGGTAGTCCACGATTATCAGCTTGAGCCCCTGCTTGCGGATCAGGTCACGGCAAACAGCGCGGATGCTGGCCACCGTCTGCGTCCCTTGGTCGGCGATGAACACCGGGGCCTTGCTCACTTGCTCGTAGGACTGCTGCAACAGCTTCCACTCGTACTCGGTGAGGTCCATGCGGTTGAGCCTGTCCGTGGAGAGGCCGCATAGCCCCCGCCGCTGATGGCTGTACTTCGTCCCCATGATGATCAGCCGCTCGATGATCTCCTGGGCCATCATCTCCATAGAGAAGATCGCCACGGGTAGGCCCTGGGTAACCGCTACGTTACGCGCCATGCACTGGGCTAATGCGCTCTTCCCTTGCTTCTCGATCCCGGCAACGACGATCAGCTCACCGGGCTTCATCCCCCCCGTGATCTTATCGAGGCCAAGGAACCCCGAGGGAACACCGCTAATCGCCGTGTATGCTTCCCCCTTCTCCCGTGCCTCTTCACGTGCCTGCTCACGCTCACTGAGCATGTGGATGTATCCTGCGGCTGCCTCACTGGCAGTAACGTAGTCCCCGGCATGCTGCTCTGTGGCCAGCTTAGCAAGCTCGCCCTGTACCTTGTCGAGCACGTCCCCGATGGGCTTCTCCTGGCGGTAGCAGGACTCGATGGCTTTTGTAGAGACGTGGATCACGTCGCGCCCGGTGGATTTGTCCTTGACCTTCTTCGCATGGTACTCCAGGTTCGCTGCTGTAGGGACTGAGTTGAGCATGCCCACCACTACCGCTGAACCGCCGACGCGCTCCAGTAGACCACGTGCTGTAAGCTCATCGACAATCGCAACACTGTCCGGCGGGATCCCCCGCTCATGTAGCTCCCCCATGAGCTTGAAGATCAGGCCGTGCCCTTCGAGGTAGAAATCGCCAGGCGTGAGGATATCCGCCGCCAGGGGGTAGGCGTCCTTGGGCTCCAGCATGATCGCGCCGAGCACGCACATTTCCAAGTCAACGTTCTGGGGTGGCGTGCGTTCTTGGGGTTGCGTCATTCGATTTCCATCTCCATCCATTCGTTAAATGTCATTGTCCGTCCAGCTTTTTCTTTGGGATCAGATGGTGCCTGCGCCCAGTCAAAGACCGCATCGATCTGTTTCTGGCTAGGCCTGCCCTGGGGCTTGTAAAAGATGCACCACCCGCCTGTCAGTCCATGGAACGCGATCTTTATCCACCCCGCGTTTTCGGCTACTACCTCGCCGTCATCATGGCCTAACATTTCACAAGCTATCGCGTTGTGCATCATTCCGGCGCACTCAACAAAGACGCCATTGGGCAATATCCAACCACCCCACAACCGGTAGGTGCCGTCAGTCATCGGCCACCCCCTTAAACATCTCCCCCGTCCGAAACAGCGGCTTTACGTTTGCCCGGCTAAGGAACTCCGGGAGCTCAACTTGAACCGCACCCGCGCTCCGCGCCTTCCTCACCATCCGCCGACCGTAGATATGGAAGTACACGAGGGGTGTCACTACCATCCATTCAGCAAGCAGGCCAAGCGATGTACCGAACTCCAGCAACTCACGCCGGGTGTCCGCACTGAGGACGGCATAGGCAACGTTCCTATAGCGTCGCCACTTGGTAAGGTTGGCCGATTGGTAGATGAAGACGGTCACCGTGGCAACCCCCCGTTAAGCCCAGCGAGCTTGCCTGTGTCTTGGACTGGTACGAAGTTCTGGCCGCTGTAGCTCCAACGTACCCACATCCGGGTAAACTTGCCGCCTTGCTTGGCCACAACGTAGTGGTAGCTATCGAAACGGGTTCCCACAGATGCTGCGCTAAAGAGCACCATCCACACTTCCGAGCCGTTGGAGTTATCCGAGTTGCGAGGGGCGATGTAGTCCCCCTCTTTTGGCTGTGGTGTAACCTCGATCCACTGCGCGTGCTTATGCCACCTGTGCTCCCAGGCTGGCCGGATGCGGACTAGCGCCATGCGCCCCAGGTAGGCCACCCATGTACCATCCCCCTTGTCATTGCTGAACGCTGGCTTGTCACCCATGCCCACAACACGGTTGCCGATGAACTCCCCATCCTCATAGACCGGCTCGATGTTAGGCTGCATGGGCGCCAGGTCGCTGACCGCTACTTCGCTCCGGACGTACTTCCCGTCCCTCATGCCCATGCGCCGCACAAAGCAGACCTCGCCAGGCGTGGGCTCGACCTTAAGCAGCGTGGGGGCTGGCTGGCTCACTACTCTTCGGCCTCCACGTAATCACAATCCATGCCATCCCCACTAGGCCCAGGCAGCGCCAGCAGGCCATCCTCGGCGTTGTGTAGCATCCGCATGAAACCGTCCTTGCCTAGTTCCTGCAGTGTCGGACCAGCACCGGGGAGCGAGGTGTAAGGCAATAGCATTTCCTCGTGGTTGCCCTCAAGCGCCATTGCCAGCAGCACCTTGACGTGGTTCAGGGCAATGCGCCCCATCTGGTCAATGGCCTTCTTATCGAGCTTAGCCTTCTTCTTGAGCTTTTCCTCTTTGCCCCAGACCGTACGGCCTCTCTCATAGTCCGGTGCTAGCGGCTTGTACTTGATGCGGTAGGGCTCATCCCCCCACCTAAACCCCACTAGCAAGGCTAGCGGTTCATCCTCCAACATCGTTCCTACGTTGGCAGCACCTTTACGACGCAGCAATGCAGTGATCTCACCCTCACTGCGTTCGATGGTCACGGTGGTATCCCAGTAGCTCATGTCCTGTGCAGCTTTCTTCACGTCTCCCCTCCGATTGCATCCCGCCGCGGGTGGTATGCCGCGCAGCTGGTTGTGCTTCTAACGTCGATCACGATCTTGTCCACCGGGGCGTGCGTGATAATCCGCCAGCTCCCCGTGGTTACTAGCCGGTCATCTACCCAGAGCAGGCCGTTACCTGCGTCGAGGATGAACCCGATAGCGTTATCCCCGTCCGGGTGCCTGCCCCCCGTGAAGTAGAGCGTAGCCTGCACTTCTACTTCGCCCTTGATCAGTGGATCACCCTTCACCTGGCTACGGACGTGCCAGCCGAATGTAGCAATCGCCTCCTTGTACCTCCGGGGCGAGTAGCCGGGGCTCTTCTTGCGCCGGGCTATCCGGGTGGATTCCCGCTTACTCAGGCACCGCATGGGAATGATGAGCCTCACGCTTCGTTCCCCGCTGTCTTTTCCGGCTTCAACTTAACTCCGCAATCGTGACACAACATCCGGTTCGCGTGGTTCTCAAACAAAGCAATCGACATCAGCTCATCGCGCTCGAACTTGTGATTGCAGTTGAAGCACTTGTTGGCCTTGTACCGGGCTCCCGAACGGATTCGCTCAAACATCGCGCTGAATTGGCAATGGCCGATGCCAACGCTCCGTATTCTGTGCGTTTTGGTTCTGGTGTTAGTCTTAACGATCTTGCTCACAGTTCACCTCCAATATCCGGGTCACAAACAGCTTCCCGGTACAGTGCATCCCAGTCCGTCTCGCCGCCCTTGTAGCCACCCGTGAGCAGCCACTCCGCATCATCCGCGTGGACGATGCGTATCTTGCCGATGGCGTGGTGAAAGCCTGTCAGCGGGTTCCCTTCCAGGTAGCTCCTTAAGCGCGGCCTTGTGGCAATCGCCAGCACTTCACCCGTGTCAACAAGCTCTAGCCATTCTGCCGGTTCCCGCATGTGGCACCAGGCGTTCACTGTGCCAGGTGAGACACCGAGCCGCCTTGCCAGCCGCACACAAGAGTGCTCGTAGACCCGGCTAAGCATCCCCGACCGTTTGAGCTTGACGCGTAAGGCAGGGCGTCCCCGCTTGAGCGTCGTGGCAATCTCCACGAGCCGCTCCTGGCCGATCCGTTCCTCCATCTCGCTTTCATCGCCAACGGTGTAATGCCGGTTACGGTTGGCGGGTAGGTTCTCCTGTTGCCTCCCCCGCCGTGTCCCCGTCGTCTGTGCCCAGCAGATCAGATTGACAATCCTCACGGGCTCCCCTGCTTTCCAGCGTTGCCAGGCACGCCTTACAGCATCACGGCTGATAGGCGCCTTGTACCGCCGTGCCTTGGGGTTCCTACACCGCACCCGTGCGACCTGGTGGCGGGAAAGCCCGAGCACGATAGCCAAGTCACCCTCACGGCTACGGGGTCCGAGGCCGAGGATGAACCGGCGCATCTTTGGGGTGAGCACTTTGCCAGTCACGGCCCACCCCCGATCACCGGGATGTTGTTACCCTCAAGCATCGCGGCATCCGGAGCTACGCCGCCGGTCAGCCGGGGTGCGTCCACCGGTGGGGCCTGCCCGGCTTTAACTGCCTCCCGCTTCTTGGTGATCTTCGCCGCCTGGACGCACTTCGAGTGGAGCGCTTGCCAATCCGCTAACCGTGTCCACCGAGCTTGATTGAGAAAGCTACGCTGGTGGTGAGGATCCTCAGCTGCCCACGCGATGACATCCTTGAGACGCTCCTGGGCAAGAAGCACCGCCGTGTCCTCATCGCAGCGGTACTGCTTAACGAATGCAACTTCCAGGTTAGGCCGGAACTTGGCCACCCCAGAGGCGATCACTTCCTTCGTGCGCGGGTTCCTGATCCCGCCATATTCGCCAGCCAGCTTTTCACTAGCGGCAAGTACCAGCTCCGCGATGGCGATATCATCCTGGCTGTACCGCTTCGGCTTTCCACGTGGAACAGGTTCGAGCTTGAGCGGCTTTTCTTGCTCCGGTTGATCTTCTTCAGCTGGCAAGACTGGCGGGTCGCTGGTAGGCGATGCGTAGGTAACTACGTTAGTAGTTACCTTCTTAATGGTAATGAGCACCCCGTTAACGTCCCTTTCGCCAGGTACATTAAGGGGGTCGTTAACGCCCCTTTCACTAGGTACAATAACGCCCCCATTTCCGGTACGTTCTTGTACCGGCAACAGGCGGGCAATCTCCATGACTTCCGGCAAGTCTTTGTAGTACTCGAAGAACTCCAAGGCTAGGCTACATCTAGGTATAAGCTCTATTGCATCGGCGATGCACTTACGCTTCCAGCCCCCCGTCCTGGCCTGGTAGTGCATGAAGTTTACGATCCAAACCCAGAAGCGTTTGCCCCGAAACCTGACAGGGTCGCCGTCGAGTTTCGCAACTTTTACCCACCCTAACTTTTCGAACTGATGAAAAGTTTCGCGAAAGTTTCGCGTACTTTTGACCCCCAAACTTGACAATGAGCGGAGGTCAACCACGAAAATCCCCGGCCTGCTCACCTTGGCAGCCTCCATTAAAAGGCGTATCCAGTGGTACTTTCTGGCCTCATCTAGCAGCTGAAAATCAGGGTCATCTAGCATCGCTGATGAGAGGTAAAGGGCGGGGCCGGGGGATTTTCTGGGCATGGTTGTCTAGTTTTCCTCCGTCGTATCAGCCGGGTTGCCGGTGGTATCTTCGATGTCTGATTGGGCCGGGTTTTCCTCGGTGCGATCACTTTTTGCCTCGTCATTCTGCTGGGTCTCGGGCTTTCTGATGAACCTCAGGCTCCGATCACCTACCGTCCAGCGCTCCATTCCCGCCACGTCAAAGGGGAGGCCATCGATTACGAGCTTGACGTACGCTCGCGGGGTGGTCGTCGTCTTATCACCGTCAGGTTGGACGGTCGTCCACTTGATCAGGCGCGGCTCCAAGGTGGCGAACTTATCAGCGTCATCCGTGACCTCGATGTTGTAATCCTTGGTGGATTGGCTCACCTTCTGGGTTCCCCCAGGGTTAGGCATCACGGTTGTCCCT